TATAACCCAACGGCTAACGGGAGAGGTAACATAGTTCGGTTTGATGCGTATTGCCCCAACGCATACAAGGTCATAGATATTACGTACGAACCGGAGTCTTTCGTAAACGGGGAATGGACCGGAGGAGGTAGGGCCGATGTAATCGCTGAAGGGCCTGGGTCGTGCCCTCCCGAGTATATTCACGTTGGTCGCTACGATAAACCGGGTTTAAATGGCACCCGACTGAATCCTGTAGGACCCTGATTAATAGAAAACAGGCTTAGGCCAAATTACATCGTTGGTATCTTGAATAAAAAGATACCAACGATTTTCTATTTTCTTTTCTACAACGGTCCAACTATCCTTGTAGTTACCATAGTTCCAATCGTCCCCAGGCTCAATACGAACAATCCAGGTGCCTTCCCGAAAAGGAGCAAACGACCGAATATAAGTAGGAGCGTCATTCCACTCCCAAGTTGTGTACAGGTTATCTTTCATCTCACGTATATAATAGAAATGGCTCAGAACATTATTGCAGTCTTCGGTGATGAATTTTTTCCTAAGATAGGTGTAGGCGCTTCTATTTCAAAGAGGAAGAATGCAGCCAATAACATTATTGAGTTTTTTCGAACTCTTAATCCAGAGCTAGTTTATCTGATGCCCACTGCGGGTGTTTGTGTATTTTCGGCTCTGGTGTGTAAGATACTAAACATTCCTTACATCTTGATATCGCCCTTCCCAGGATTCTTCGATACTTTACCATCATTCGACAAAGAAGCTATTGCAAAGTGTGTTACATCCGCTAAGACTGTTATTCTTTTAAATCAGTCAACTAACTGTGATCGAAGCTCTGCGGAAGAAGAGGCGATCAAATATCTTACAGATGTCAGTGACGTTACAACATTCTTTTTCAGCAAAGAAACTTCGGACGAGTTTCAACTTTTCATGAATAATTATAACGAAAAATATTTTGAAAAGAAAGTTATACTAGAACTTCCTTATGACAGCCGGAAGGTGCTTTTTAAATAGCTCATGAAAAACTTCTGAGTCTCTGTGGAATGATGAATCGTAATTCCCTGGAGATTCATGTCTCAGATGAATAGGTACTATGAAATTATTAAACCCTAGTAAATGCGCCTGAAGTGTGTAACTAGCGTCATACCAGTGCCATCCCCCTGAGAACCCTTTAGGCATTTTAAGCTGAATTCTATCTAAGACTTTGCCTGTAGTGGCTAGAAAAACGCCATCAAGAACTACAGCTTGGTTTATCACTCCTCCGTTGCCGTAGAAGCAGGTTAAATCCATCTGCTCTACGGACTTTCCGTGAGATACCATACCCCCGCCCATGTAACGTTGCAGGGAGGCTGTCCAGTTGCGCTTTCTTTGCAGTCCTGCGCTGCCAGCAATTCCGACAAAGCCCACACGTTTCTTTTTTAAATGACTGTCGATAATCTTATTGAACGCCGAGTCTTTCGTAAGTATTTCAATATCGTCGTGGCATAAAATAACCTGATCCTCATCATCGGGCTTGATCTCGGTTACCGCCTTATGATAGGCTTGAAAGATTGAGCTACAGTCTCGCATAAATCGTACATCCCAACCCATTCGCGTAAGGTCAGCATTTAGCTGGCCTACGTTTAAACTTTTATCATTACATTCTGCTTCTGTGTACCGAGTAGCGATGATTGCGTAGCGATTCATGCTATATAATAGCGTGACAAGAGAAGAAATTATAAAAGAACTGGATAAGTGTGGTTCGGATCCGGCATACTTTATCAACAAGTACGTGAATGTAATTCACCCGATCAAGGGGGTCGTGCCCTTTGAGCTATTTCCTTTTCAAGAGCGGATGATTGGCGAGATTAACAATAATCGATTTAGTCTTGTAAAGAAGTTTCGTCAGGCGGGGATCACTACTCTCGCGGCTGCTTACTCCTTGTGGAAGATCATCTTTTTTGGTCATCAAAACGTGATGGTTGTGTCCATCGGAGATAGGGAGTCGAGAGCTTTCTTGGAGCGTGTAGTAGCCATGTACGATGATCTTCCGAAGTGGTTGAAGCCCGCAGAAGTGGAGAGGAACAAGCACGTTCTGAAGCTATCCACAGGGTCCCGAGTTAAATCTCAGCCTGCTGGCGCAGGACGAGGTGAGTCCGTATCACTACTTATCGTGGATGAGGCTGCATTTGTTGAAAAGATGCGCGAGTTTTGGATGGCTATCTATCCCACAATTAGTACGGGAGGTTCTGCCTGTATCATTTCAACAGTTAATGGCATGAGCAATCTGTACTACGAACTGTACAAAGATGCAGCCGCGGGTAATAACAAGTTTCACATTGTGGACATCAAGTGGGAAGAGCACCCTTGGTATACCAAAGAGTGGTACGCAGATACTCGTCCGAACATGAGTGACAAGGCGTGGCTACAAGAGTATGAGTGCGAGTTCCTGGGAACAGGAGACACGTTCATTGACAGGTACACCCTAGGCATGCTAAAGGACACTACTTCTGACGAATGGAGATCAAAGTATACTCACCGTATGCGAATATGGAAAGAGCCCGAGCCTTTCTACAATTACCTCATCGCGGTGGACGCTTCCTACGGGCGAGAGCGGGATCACTCCGCGTTCCACGTAATTAATCTATACAACGGAGAGCAGGTAGCTGAATTCTACTCAAACGTAACTCCTCTTAGTAAGTTTGCTGAGATTATCAAGACTGAAGGCTATGCATATAATACCGCTTACGTGCAGGTGGAGAGGAACGGTCTAGGACTTGCGCTGATCGAACAGCTTTGGGATACATTGGAGTACGACAACCTTGTGATGGACGATAAAGGTGATTTCGGTCTCATGCTCACCAACAAAAATAGAGAAGCTGTTTTAGCTGATCTAGAAGAAAGTCTTAGAAAAGGAAAAATAAAAGTAAACTCATCCCGCACTGTAGATGAGTTATTAACTTTTATTATTTCAGAAGGTACTGGCAAAGTTCAAGCGGATGATGGCTATAATGACGACCTTGTAATGAGTTTAGCTTTAGCCGCACATACAATGGACGACATTTACCGAGGTAGTCCTGAGCCTCTTACATCTGACCCTATTGACGAGAAATCAAAGGTAATGCCAGTGATAAGCACTAAATATTCACAGGACGAGAATATTCGAGATTACTATAAATGGATGAGAACGTAGACAACAAAGTTAATGAGAACTATGGATCCACCGAGTTCCCTTCTCAGAATAACTATGGAGCAGAGGCTCCTGGGTATAGAGGCAGATTCTTTGCGTTCTTTCAGAAAGCATTTTCAAAGAAGACTCCCGGTAGACCTCCCGCGCAACCTCCGTTAGCAGGAGACGCTCAATCCGCAGCGAGAGAAGCTCCTGAGGACTTCGCGGGCGGGTATGGTAAGTCTACAGGCGCTCACGCAATGCCTCGCGTGGAGAAGGAGAGACGCACTCGCTATGCGGATTACGAGCGAATGGATCAGGAGTCAGAGGTAGGCGCGGCTCTAGACATTTACTCTGATGACGCTACTCAAGAAAATACTCGCGAAGAGCTTTTTGAAATCACCTCCGACAACGAGGTAATCAAGCGAGAGGTTGAACGTTTCGTTAAGCAGTGCCGACTCGATAAGTACATCTGGGACATTGTTCGTAACACGGCCAAGTACGGCGATTGCTTTGTAGAGAATGTGGTAGATCTCAATAATACCGAAAAAGGTATTATGAGACTTAAGATTCTTAACCCTAAGTTCATCTACAGAGTTGAGGATAAGTATGGTTATCTAAAGGAGTTCTTACAAGAGATTCCCGACAAACGAGCAAGCGGATCAGACTACTCACAATCATTTGCTCCCGACGTAAAGAAGAAGAATATTATTAAACTTAGCAAAGACCAGATCGTACATTTCCGTCGTATGACCTCGGACTCTGATTACTACCCGTACGGAAAAGGCATCTTAGCTTACGGTGTCAGGGTCTTCAAATCTCTCATGCTGATGGAAGACGCGATGCTTATTTATCGTATTCAGAGAGCACCTGAGAGACGGGCTTTCTACCTTGAGACGGGTAACCTACCGCAATCCAAGGTGGAGGCTTTTGTTGAACGTATTAAAACAAAGTTCAAGAAGCAGTCCATGTGGAACCCTGGATCGAACAGTATCGATTCTCAGTACAACCCTCTGACGGTGGACGAGGACTTCTTCATCCCTATTCGTAATGGACAGGGAACTAAGATTGATGTGCTTCCTGGAGCACAGAATCTTGGAGAGACGGACGATGTTCATTACTTCCGTGATAAATTGCTTGCGGCACTTAAAGTTCCGAAAGACTTTATCGTAGAAAAGGATAAGTCGCCCGAAAGAAAAGCTAACCTCTCTCAGCTTGACGTTAAGTTTGCTAAAGCCGTACAGAGACTTCAGAGAGATGTTGAAGTCGGGTTGAATGTGCTCCTTGACCGTCATCTCAAGCTAGTAGGCTTTCCTAAAAGCATGATCGAGTCTGTGCAGATTAAGCTAACCTCGCCTTCGGACATGTTTGAAAAGCGGCGTCTTGAAGTAGACGAGGCGAAGGTCAGGATCGTTCAAGCGGTAAAGGGTCTCATGCTATTCGATGACGAGTATCTTTACAAAGAGTATTTTGGCTTCACGGATGGTGAAATAGAAGACATGAAGTCCCGAGTGAAGAAGCAGCAAGAGGAGATGGGTGGCGCTCCTGGGGCTCCTGGGGCTATGCCTCCTCCTGGGGGTGCTCCATTACCCCCTCCCGCGCCTGAAGGTGCTCCCCCGGACGCTGCGGCTCCTCCCGAAGGACAAGCACCTCCCCAGGAACAGGAACCTAAATAAAAATCAGAAAAATTCTAAAAATATAAAATGGGTCTCCTAGATAAGGATACCTAGGGCTATTTTATATTATGAATACAAACTCCTTTTCTTTTAGAGACCAATCAATCGCCAAAGTTAATATGGCGATGAATTATTTAGGCCGAGTCGTTCGTGAGAACATGGTTCTTTTTGATTTCGATGCTCGCACAGAAACAGCATCCTTTCTGACAGAATCAAACCTTCTTGTAAATTGCGTTGTCGATGTAAAAAACGGCAACGTTTCTTTACATGATATCGAAGTGAACGAAGCTACAAAACTCTTCTCGGATGAGAGCATTGACGGTAAAGTAAATGAATCCGTAAGCGCGTTTATCTCAAGCCTTCGTAACGATGAGTACGGTGATGCGGAGAACAGCTTCTCCACTCTGCTTGATGCTTTTGAAGGGCGTAGCAAAATCAATGATATGCGCGAGAAGCTAGAGCGTAGGTCTAGCTGCTTTGGCGAGTCTCAAAACATTCTTGAGAGTGCCGAGTTTGTGAAGCTACAGGAGATCAAGGACAAGGTTATTGATTACGTTAAGGAGAATCAGGATACCATTCTTGAGTTCGAAGACGTATCCAACTCCTTAAAACTTTCCAATGCCTTAGGCAAAGCATTCAACACTCCTCGTCGAACCTGGGAAGACATTGTTTCTGAAGGTACTGTCGCCATTCCTCACGACTCGCAGAAAACTGTATTCGAGATGGTGTGCTCTCAGGAGCTTATTAGAAACGAGCTTAACGAGTCCAAGGAAAACTTCGCTCGCTCCTGGGTAAAGAATGAGCAGGTCGCCAAGCTTGCCTCCTGCATCTACAACGACGACGCTCTTGTTCTTGAGTCTTTGAATGCAGCCGTAGCAGACGTTCCTTATCTGGCCCTCGCTTCCAAGTCCGATCTCAAGACGGTCTTTGCGTCGATTTACGAGGCGTCCGACGTTGTAAACATTTCTCAAAAAGATATCCGCGAGTACGTTGCGCGGATTTTTGAGTTTAAGAAGCCTATCAAGCAGCGTATTCTTTCGGAGCTTAACGAGTCCTACGGTATTAACGTGCAGAACCTTAAGTTCGTACCCACGTTCTCAAACCTTGCAAAAGCTCAGTCCGTCTTCTTCGAAGCCCTTGCTTCCCTCAGCGAGAAAGAGAGCGTTGTTCGGGATGTCTTTGAAGCGTTCGCAAAGTCGCTCAGAAAACGTGGTGGCATTCAAACCCTGGACGTAAACGACTTCATCTTTGAAGTCTTCTCTGACGCCGAACTTAAGATTAACGAGACTTTGTTCTCGGAGATGGACCTGGACGCTATCGTCGAGTCAATCCTTGAGAAGAAGGATCTTCCTGGAAATCAAGAAGCCATCGACTCTGATGGCGACGGCAAAATCGAAGCCAGTGATCTCAAAGCTCTTCGTAGCAAGAAGAAAAAGAAGAAGGGCGATGACGAAGAGGACATGAATAAGCGTGCCGACGAAGCGGTTGATCCCGGCGAAGAGGCTGAGGAAAGCCCCGAAGAAGAAGAAGAAGAAGAGGAAGGTGACGGTGCTGGTCTGGGAGACCAAGACATGACCGAACTTATGGGTGAGCTTGAGGAGCTTTTCAAGGACATCGACTGGGATGCGCTCTCACAGGCGTCTGAAGAAGAAGAGGACGCTCCTGAGGAAGCCTAATCTTCCATGTAGCCTTGCTTCAACCACCTGACGTTATAGTCCACAAATTTTCCATGAATAGATAATAGAAGACTTATACACGAATGAATTTCTTTGATCGACTCTTCTGTAATTGCGGAAGAGTCGATCACTTTTTGTATTCTAGATACGATGAACTTGAGGTCTTCGGAGTCTTCTTCCCGCAGACGGCTAAGAGATTTGATAAAGTCGTTCTTGTTTTTAATCATTTACTTCTACCTTTAGAGATTTGTAAGCTTTCTTTCTAGCTTTAGAATGTTCCTTTAGATATGGAACCTGATCGTTGAAGTCGTAGATATACACCTTGGTTTTGCTTTTATGTATTCTAAGTGCTCGGCCTAGGGCTTGAAGGGTAGCGATCTCAGACTTCATTCCGCGAGCGTTAATTAGGTGTGTGATTTCAGGAATATCCACGCCTGTCTGCATAATCTTAGTTCCTATCAGCACGGATACTTTTTCCTCTACGAAGTTCTGGATCGTGCGCTTCCTGGTCATGAGATCATCTTTACCCTCTAGCGTACGCGCGTGCGGGATAAGACCCTTTAAAATCTCCAGGTGCTTCAAGTTCTTTACTAAGATTAACACCTTGCCCTCTTCGATACTGTCACATATCTCCCTAATTTTATCATTACGTATATCGCAGTTGATAATGTGAGAATCGTATATGTCCATGTAGGTCTTATCCAGAAGAGAGTGATCCCTGTATTCGGGTAGGTCGAGAAACTGGACTACGGGAGGCGTGAGAAACCCTTCGTCTACTAGTTTTGATACGTCCACTTCAGATATCTCCTGCCCAAGATAGGCGACAAGATTTAGCTTCGCCATCTTTTCTTTGGGCATTGTTGCAGACATGCCAAATCGATACACTGCATTAGGAAAAGATTTTACGACCTTGGTGGATAGCTTACCCTTAGAAAACTCATGCACCTCATCAAATATGATGAACTCTGATTGATCCAAGTGGCTATCTAGGACTTTGTGAATTGACTGAACCGTACACAATGTAATAGGCTTGATCTCCACTCCGTCTCCGAACGCTACACCTACATCAAAACCTAACTTTGTGAGGAAGTCGTAGGTCTGTAGGAGGAGGGTCTTCTGGGTGAAGAATATAAGCCCTGTACGGCTCTCTAACGCACGCAAGATGCCCGCTAGTATAATCGTCTTACCCGCGCCCGTGGGAGCCTTGATGAGCGCCTGACGGCGTTCTAGGGCAAGCTCTATGAGAGACCTCTGATAGTCCCTGTACTGAAGTGTAGGCACTTCGATATCATGACTATCTACTACAGGATCTCGCTCATCCTGAAGTTCATACTTGAGATCAGCAAGATCCAAATCGTTTAGAATGTATGGCAGCAACCCTGTACCAAACTTCCCTCCTTCGGTCACAAAATATTTTGAACCGTCCCACCCTTTTCGGTAAGCACGACTGTAGCGAGCGCCAGGGATTTTAGCACTGTACTTCTTTCTTAGAACTTTAATTAACTCTTTGTTAGTTGTTTGAAGCAAAGAAGTTACATTTTTTACGATAATCTTCAATCTATTACTATAATAGATCAAAACAACCAAGTTTTTGTAAATTATGTCAGAAGAATCAATCGTTGATCTTGTAAAAAAACATCAGGCAGGAGTTGCTCCTGAGCCCGAAGGTCCCCAGAGCACAGGTGTAGCGGAGAAAGCGCAAGCAATGGCGGAAACGCTACCCGCTGATAGGCGCTCAGAAGAGATACTAGACCAGCTTCTTAGCAAAGTAGCTTCTAAGATGAGTTGGGTTGAAGTGGACCTACCTTCACGCGGACTGCTGTACGAAACGGGAACTACATCAGTAAAGATTCGCCCCTTCACTTTCGACGAAGAGCGTATGTTAAAATCCGCTCAGGCTATGGATTCTCCTGACGAAACTCTGGAGAAGCTTCTTCGTAGGTGTGTTGAAGGTATCGACGTAGCAATGCTTACGCCGCAGGATCGGCTTTACGTCCTGTTCCGCTTACGAGGTATCTCGTACGGCGATGTCTATCCTATCGAACACTCCTGTGATAACTGCGGAACCGTAAGCAAGCTCGATCTGTCTATTAAGACTCTCGGCGTAACTCCCTTGGAGGAGTCCATGATGAAGTTTACTCTTCCCGACTCCGAGCAGGAGGTTCAGATCAAGCTCCCGCGCGTACAGGACGTTCATCTGTACAACAGCCTAGAGGCCATTCACCAAAACATGCACCTGTTTATTTACAGCGTTGCAGGAGTAAAGGACAAGACAATCATCGAAGCCTTTATCAGAAAGACCACCGTTAGAGATATCGATACTCTTCGATCCAAAATTTTCAGTTCAGAATATGGTATGGAAGACAAGTTCTTCTATTCATGCCAGGGCTGCGGCAAGAGAAATCAGGTCTCTATCGATCTGAATCCCAATTTTTTTACAGCGAGCTAACAAGCATGTGGTCGGATCGAGGTCTTGAGAATCAAGCCTACATCCTTGTTAAGCACGTAAATTTCAGCTTTGAAGACGTTAAAGACCTTACCTTGATCGAGCGATTGGACTACATCAAGCTTCTAAACGAAGAGCGGGAAAGGGAGAAAGAAGAAATAGATAAAGCTAAATCTCGAAAAACCTAAATAAAGTATGGCTCAGTTTAACGGATTTGAAGTAGTGAAGCGGTATAACCGTCCTAGTATTCTTCTCAAGACTCTACTTGAGATGAACTTCACCAATAATGGTACGTACTTTAACCCGTACGATATTAGCGCGTGTTACATCTTACCCGATACCACTCTAACGAACGGTAGCCCGGACATCTACATTAACAGGGACTCAAGTGCTACAGGAACAGATCAGTATGGTAAGCTGAACGCCAGTGGTGAAGCTCTTAAAGTAGCTACGTACCAAAACATTCTTGAAGTAAGTGCTTATGATCCCACAGCAGTTACGGCGTCAGGCATCTTTAAACAAGACGATGGACGTTATGCAATTGTCGCAGACGGTACGGTATTCCCTGAATTTTCTTCGCTGGGACTTTCGGACGGCAACTACTTTGATGCTTGGCTGGTCAAAAACTTCGAGACAACTGAAGCCTCTGCTGGTTACAAGCTCTACTGGAATAAGTTCACTGTATATCAAGATAGAGTTCTCACATTCGTGGAGCCCTACCAGCTTACCGCCAAGAACAAGCTGCAACAGAAGTACCTTCAGCTAAGTTCAGTCGAGACTCTTAGAATCTCTACAGATATTTTTGTGGCGAATAAGAATATGCCGCGTGATATCAAGAACGTGTTTAGAAATAGCACAGCACGAAACGCTCAAATAAGAATCAGAAAAAGAAACCCCCGTACGACGGGCCTGATTACGGACATAGTTGATTGGACTTCAGTAGGTGTTGACGTTAGCTCCGAGAACACCATTCTCTATACTTGGAATACTGAAGCCTTGGAGACGGGTGATTACATCGTTCAGGTCAAGTACGATCTTTTTGAAGAGACTGTGGTTAGTGAAGAGTTCAGCCTAGTGCTTCGGTGATATCGTATTCGAAGTCCACGGTACGTATGCTTTCACGCACCTTAGAGATAAATTCGTCTTGAGAGGAGCACTCGATGTGCAAGTCGTTCCAGTCCTTAAAGCCTGAGGGAGGGCATGCTGCACAGAACTCGTTCTTGTTCTTCCTAAGTAGAGTTCTTCTAGCGTGCTTAACCCCTTCAGCACCTGCCGTATCGTTGTCGTACGCAAAGATGATCTGCTTGTCCTTCAGGGATTCAGCTTGCAGATGAGACAGATGACTGCCCTGCGTACAGGTGGCATTTATACCGTTCACTTGAAGGCTAATGGCGTCAATAGGCCCTTCGGTGATAAAGATGTAATCGCAGTCCTGCCGATAAGGGAATAGAATCTCTGAGGACTTGATACCCGTAACCTCGCGCGAGGGGTTAAGATATTTGACGCCCATTACGCTAAGGTTTCTAGCTTGGAAATAGTACGAATCAGAGATTCTACCCGTATGAGTATAGGGAATAATGATCCTGTTGGCGTAACGCCCGGACTTGGATGTGTAGAAAGTGAATTTGGATAGCTTCCTAGAAAGTACGAACTTACGGGCGAGGCGATCCGAAAGGCTCTCCTTGTTTATATCATCAGGGTTAAACGGAGAGAATGAAGATACGATCTTTTTTAGGTTTTGATTAGAGACAGGCTTCTGATTCTCGACCCGTACCGAAGAAATTGCAAACAGATGTTCTGGGGTGTCGAACAGCTTGGAGCGTAGATAACTTAGAGCTTGATCGTAAGGGATCTGCTCTACCGCTGCGATTAGCTGAGGGAAGTTTCCCGTCTCTTGCGACTTGAAATCTTGCCAAAGCCCCGTGTCCATGTTGATGGACATATGGAACTTCTCGTCCTGCGCGAAGATGGAATTAGTTGTAAACTCTTGCCCTAACACCTTATTCACAGGGAATTTCGTGTGCAAGTACTCTTTAATAACACCGGACGGTAACATCATGTATATAAAAGGATTCTCACCCTCAAAATTAAACACATTTACGGAATGCGAGCAGAAGTATAAGTACAAGTACGTACACTACCTGCCCGAGGAATACAACGAAGGGCTTTCCAAGGATGCTCTTCAGTTTGGATCTTACATTCACAAGATCCTTGAAGACGGAGTAGAAGCCGAGTCCGTAGAGGAGCTTCGGGAGCACGCTGTCCGTCTACGTAATAGCTATCACTTCGAAGGGCGTGAAGAAGATACTGAGAAATGTATCAAGAACTTTTTCGAGTTCAACAAGAAGCTCACCAAGAGCCTTTCTACGGAAATGAAGTTCGCGGTTGAAGTTATTCCTGACCTAGAGGTCAATGGAATTATTGACCGTGTAGTTGAAGGCCAAACGGGAAAGTATCTGGTGATTGATTACAAAACCTCAAAGAGAGAGAAGACTAAGCGAGAGTTATATAACGATCCTCAGCTAATGATCTATACTGCTGCAATCTCCAAGATCTACAAGTGTGATATTCGTGATATTACAGTAGCCCACTACTACCCAATTACTGGACACTTGGTTACTATCAAGTATCTTCCTAGTCATGTCGCCGGATTTCTTAAAAGGGTTGACGAAAAAAAGTGGAAGATAAGAAAGAAGAAAGCAGACGACTTTCGACCCAGAGTAAACCAGTTCTGTGACTGGTGTGGTTACAAGAACTTATGCCCTAAGTTTGGAGGAACTCCGAAGATGCTTGAAGAAGCTATCGAGAAGACGAAGGAAAGCCGCGATAAACAATCGGGTAGTAAATGCTGATATCAATCATTTCAAAAAAATCATGTACTTGATTTATATCATAACCATATCTGTTTGTAAACTGATTCTCTAATTGAGAGATCTTTATTGGTTTTTGATTTTGAAATGCTTCTATTAGAAGATTCTGAAATACACTAATAAACGTATCAGAATACCTATGTCTCCATTTTTCTTTAAACTCTAAAGATAAAGCGTAGTTTACTTGTTCCATGAACTCTTCAAGTTCTATTTTGTCATCTAGATTTAGGGAAACCATATTCTATATAATATTATTAGATTAAAGTTCCTCCGACTTCAAAAATGGCAAGAAAAATCTACTCAAGTCTAAGTTTTAGACGAAATACCCCAGGATCGAGCGTAGGAAGCGTTAAACGGCTGTCTAGATTTACAGGACATTTATTTACTTTTAGCTACAAGAGTTTTGGTCCTAATAGAAGAAGACCTCGAAGAAATACCGACGAACAGCCCTTACTACTTCTTGCAACGAAGGATGGAGAGCAAATATGGAAAGCCGATAACGGCCAGAGGTATATCTGGGGCTTCAACCTTAACTATCTTCCAGCAAGAAAAAGAGCAGAGATTCTTAGAAAGATGAGCGACAAGATTAACAAGACTCCAGGAGTAACCTTTACGTTCAAACAGATGTTGGATATTATTGACCTCACTCCAGGCACAGAAAAGAGGTTATTTCGTAAGTACGATGTACGTGGCAGCAAGTTACGGTACTTAAAGCAAGTAGACCTAAATACCTACAGAGACTATTTAGACCGCTCTCAACGCCCTAGAACGTAATGCTTAGTGACGCCGACAGAAATCTGATAATGGAAGCAAATCAGCGTCTTGCTAAAGGTATGCAAGATGCTGTTTCCCAAGGTATAAAAGAACTGAAAGAGGAGCTTGAAAAGTTAAGCTCTGACGGCGATAAAGATCAGAAGGATAACACGAAAGCTGTTGAAGAAAATACGAAGGAATTTGTAAAGACTAAAGCAGTCCTTGTTGCAACCCTTACAAAAATAGGATCAACCGTCGTTAGCTTTGCTTCCAAAGTTGGCGGCGAGATGAATGCCTTTGGCAATACCTTGGCACGTTCAGCAGCAGCCACGGGAAGAGATCAGTTACTTGGAACGAGAAGGCTCGAAGACGGCGTATCCAGAGCCGAGGCATCTATCTCCAAGGCGGCAGGAGAGTTTGGACTTGCCCCGTCTCAGTTCGCAGGTTTAATCGACTCTGCGATCAGGGCAAACATTAGAGACACCGGAAAACAAACTCAAAAGTTTATTGCTACCGCTGCTGGATTGGGCACTGGTATAGGCTCTCTTAATAAGTTCCTTGCGACTCAAACAAACGTCCTCGGATCAAGTACGGAAGCTTCTATTGAGTTTGGAAATACCATTCTTGAATTGGCTGCTTCAAACGGTATTTTAGGCGACTCCATTTTGGATGCCGTGGCAGCTTTTACAAGAACAGCTCAAAAGCAGTCGGTTATTTTTGGTCCTGAGGTATCAGACTCGATTCAGAAAGGGTTAGCAGGTCTTACAACGGCATTACCCAACCTTGATATAGCAAGTCTTGTTGGAAGTCTTACTGCCCCTGAAAATATAGTACGCCTTCCTGCAATTGCGGGCCAGCTTGGTATTGCTGCGCCCGATGAGACAGATCCAGAGGGGATGGTTAAGTTTATCGCTGAAGCCATTGAGGGTTTGGCCGCGCAGACAGAAGGTAGATCTGGAATTGAGTTGGAGCGGCTCCTGGCAGGGTTACAGGGGGCGATGGGAGAAACCTTTAGCCTTGAAAACGTATTCAAAGCTCAAAGAGCTTCGAGAGTAGCTGCTGAAAAAGGTACTGATATTCTTAGTATCATGACTCAACAAGTAGATCCTCAAGAAGCTGCTAAGAGACAAGCAGACGCGGCTCGATCTATCGGAGAAGCTTCTAGCGAGGCTATGGAGAACATGCTATTGTTCAGTACAACCCTAGCGGGACTGGATGATAAAGCAGGAATGCAAGGAAAGGTCCTTGACAGTTTAGTGCCCGCCATGGATGAGGTGTCGGATTCTCTTGGAAGCATGATAGGTACTGCTACAGGTCTTGATAATGCTTTGAAGGTCGTTACACTGTCGCTGTACGGGCTTGCCTCTAGCCTTCTCTTTTCTGCGGCACCTTCCGTTATACCCGCAGTAGGCAGGACAGGAAGCAAGCTAATTGGTAAAGCATTTACGGGCACGCAGTCAGGTCTAGCAAAAGGGTTGACAAAAGCAGGAATGAAGCCGAGATCAGCACTGTCCCCCGGCATGAATAAAGTTATGAGCAGCAAGCTTCTCAGAGGTGCGGGCAAACTTGCCGCGCCCTTGGGAGGCGTAATCGCGGCTGGCAGCGAGCTTGCTGAGACTGGGGATAAGTCCAGGGCGGCTGTTAGAGGTGTGGCTACTACGGGAGGCGCTGTCGGTGGCGCGAGTGCTGGGGCTCTTGCGGGTGCTCCTCTTGGTCCGATTGGAGCTTTAGCGGGAGCCATTATTGGAGGTATTGCAGGTTCATTGCTAGCAGACAAAACTGCGACTGCTGTTCATGATGTTTTTGACGAAGATTTTAAATCTAGCCAAATGAGTAGAGAGATTCAGCAAGCTCAAGGTGTAAAGGCTCCCCCTTCGACACCCACTCAAGTATCTGATCCCAACGTAAGGGTAAGTATCGATCAAGGCAATACAGAGATTGTTGAAGAGCTTCAAAGAGCCAACACAGCTCTTGAGAATCTGCCCGCGGCTCTTCAGGGCTTTGCTGGGATACCTAGTCCTCCCAGGGAATTAATGAGGTTCCCTACTACTAGATCTAAAGTGGAGGCGTCTGCATTAGACTGATAAATCATGGTACTAAAAGGAATAAAAAAAGGAATCAAAGAGATTTTTGAGATACGTGAGGGGGCTATAACTAATGCCCTTATAAATCTTGAGGAGGCTGATAAGCGTCTTAACTCCGTGCTGGAGGAGAGATCGTATTTAGATTTTACTTACCCTAACTCTCAAATTGGAAAGAGGCGCGTTGCATTTTTTGAAAACCCTACGATCACTGAGGATCGAAGCTCTCGATATGCTTCTCAGAACATTGTCGCGCGTAACGAGCCCGTACGCCTATTCGTTGGCGGGGATGTGAGAAAAGTAAAACTAAGCTTTACTTATACGATCCCTCATATAGAATACTTCTTTAAAATGGCGACGGAGGAGTATTTGCATGGGTTTGGAGTTACAAGGTTTTTCCGCAAGAACTCCTCAGGTGTACCGATTTATACGGCACCGACTCAGGTTAGCCGCGCCCAGAAACTATTCTGGACTACATTCACAAAAGATAAGCTTGATAAGTTTTTCGGGTCATCATTTAATGTAGTTTCCGACTCCTTATACCAGATATCGAACGAAGACAGATATTCTGGACCGCGCGTGTACGACCCCACTAGCAGAGAACCTAAGGACTCGATAACAGAACCTTCGCTGCGTAAACATTTGGGTCCTATCTTACAAGCCCTTTCTCTACAACCTGCAAGCCTGAGCACAGACCTTATGCTTGCAGTGTATTATACGCAGTTCGTGATCGATACTCTTAGAGCTTCTGTTATTGGGGATACTACGGACATCGGACCTGCGGGACCTCCTATCGTAAGGTTTCGTCACGGAACGGTCTTTAATGAAGCGCCTTTCATTGTAAAAAACTTCTCAATCACTTACCCCTCCGATAAAGGGTACGAGTTTAGAACTCTTCTCCCACGACAAGTTAAGTTCTCCTTGAATCTAGAGGAGTTCCGCCAGACGCATGGAAGCCATCATGGCTCTGACAATGAGATTGTGCCCGACGCTTCTCAGATATTGGAGCTTAGACTGGACAACTCCGTTACTCAGTTAGAACGTCAAAAATACCCTAAACTCTGATCATGGCTAAAACTTTTACATCCAGGTTCGATACGTATGAAGCTGTAGAACGCCTTCATCGAGGCAAGCCTTTCAAAGATCTTGTAAACTCCAAGACTTGGAAAAGATTTATCATAGATAATCTCACATCTTTTACGTATAAGATAGCATTTGTTCCTGCGGAGATGGAGAACAGAGCGGATCTAATTTCTCAGGCTGCTTACGGCACGGATCGTTTGTGGTGGGTTATTTGCAGCGCCAATGGCGTTATTGATCCTATGACCGAATTAGTTGCAGGAAAAGAACTTAAGATTCCTATTATACAGTAATGACAGCCGCCGGATATAGAAATACCAGTTCGCCTAGATTGATGATGGATTTTACAAGAGACGCTCTTGTTCCTTCTGACCGGGGATTTACTAGCTATACGGATCCGTTTGATTTAAGAAACACTTTACTGTCTTTTGAAAATATAGTTTTTGGAGGTGATGATACTGGGCAAATTCTAGTTCGGCTGATTAACCCTCAGCAAGAAATTGAGAAGAAGATATTTTCGTGGTATTGCTCCGTAAACCCTCGCGCATGGGCGGCTTCCCAAGAGACGGACTCAGAGAACTGGCAACTTAGCGCGACAGAGACCGCAAACATTTTCATACGTTGGGGGTACGTAGCACCTTCGACTACCCCCCTGGCTGAGGAAGATCCTTACGCATTGTCTGAGATTCATCGTGGTCAGATTATCGATGTAGGGTATGAGGTTTCCGACAATAAAGATCGTATTGTAACTTTAAGAATTGTTAACTTTCACGATCTCAGTATTGAAAGAAATCAGCAAAAAGAAGATTACACAGAAGAAAGTGTTTCTCTAGTAAAGGGTCTTGATTTAAGAGAACCTTCTAAAGTTATTTCCGAAGTTTTTGGAATTTTAGCTGCGGGGGAAGGCGCACAGTCGGTAGTAAGATTTTCAGACGCTCACAAAAGTATACTTGATGCAGAGTTCTTAAAGGTCCACCCAGGACCTAACAAGAAGCTATCCGCTCCAGCGCAATTCGAAAATACGCCTCACACCGATAGAGTGGGTTTGAGTAGTACAGCCTCTACCGCAATTACACAGGATGTGATTCAAACTTTTTATGAATCTTTAGGGTTTAACAGCAAAGTAAACTCAACCCTTATCAAGTATAAGGGAAAGGTTCTTCCTAAAGAGGTGCAAGCTTTAGACCAAAATGGATCCACGGGTATCGATGATAATATCGCTGCTCAAGACAGGAAAAAATATGAATATGCATGGTCGGAGTATATCAAGGGCGATTCTAAAAGAGTTCGTTATGAACTCCCAACATCTCTGGTTGGGAAAAATCTTAATACATCGTCCTTCGCTTTGGCTGAGTTTGTAGGGGAGGACGCCTCCTCTTTAGGACTATGCTATGTGTTTGATATTGATAGTCCTGTCACTCGTAACGGAAAAACTTCTTATACTTTAGATTGGCAACCTATTAGGTTTAAAAAAGCGTCCACATCCCCAGCGAACTCAATAGGCATTCTTCCTGTGTCCAGAGTAAAAGGGCAGTCGGGAGGTCCCATAAACCCAACATCTATAAATAGTTTTATTAGGTTCTGGGAACAACTCCCCATCGAGGAGCAGGAGACTTACATGGCCTACCGCACTAGTCGAGCCACGACGATAGGGTCAACTCTAACTCAGGGGGCGGTACTCATTTATAGGTATAGCCTGAAGAATTTCAACGAGCGTGCGATAGCTAGGATATCGGATCGCTTAGATAGGCAGTCGTTTGTAAGAAAGGCTCAAGTCTTAGATGTGAAGCTTGGGAATGATAATCAGTTACAAGGATATGGAGCTATTTACGAATTAAGTGGTCCTGGTATTGATATAAGGAACGTCTTAATTGCAGGTGAGTTTGATGAAGATTTTGGAGGCGATGCTGCGGCCTTAGAGGAGGCTCTTACAAACCCTCCCCCTGACACTAATAAAATTCTGTTTAAGTACAAGGATAAGCACAAAGCACTTCGATCTACTTTAAATAAGCTTAACAAAAAGTTTTTTGATAAGGCAGATCAATACCTGGGATCTACGCAAATCTTTTGCAATGCTGTGCCCAACGAAGATCGAGAATTTATAGCCAACTATTTAGGTATTGAAGTTGAGTGGGAAACTACGCCTTACATTACTGTAATCGGTACTTCTGATTTTATTGAAGGTATTTTTCCGGCAAAGTCGAAGATTAAATCTTTTCCCATAGAGCTTGAAAATGATCCTGCTACCATCTCTATTGCTACTGGATTCAATAACCGCAAAGACAATATAATTACAGATCTTCGCTACAGAATATCCAAGGCGGGGTTTTATTACGATATACTTAAAGCTCCCATCATTGAACAGCAACTGTATTCTGTAATCAAACGTTTTGAGGAGAATAAAGATTACCTAGATCTGGTTAAAGAGTCCGTAACGTTGAGCATCTCTAAAGGAGGTACTGACCGCCTTGAGTTGAATGACAAGGCTAAGGAAGATCGTTCGTATGCGGCTCGTCGTTTAGTTTCAAACGGCTTAGGTCTTGTAACAGGTATTCAATCCGACGCCCCTTCAATGGTAAAGAAGTTTGTAGATGACTCTGTACAGGATCAGTTTGAGCAGTTAAAAGAAGACCTGTCCTTTATTAATAACAATGGCTTCTTAGACATATTTTTTCCGTACACATCTAATGAAGGGTTAGATTCGGAGGTGAAGGTGGTTCATACGGATGAAGGGACAAAGAAGGTCGAGTCGCGAGTTAGAGAGATAAGTTCATCTCCTTTGAGTACCTTGCAGACCCTAATGAAGGTTGATAATGAAGCTACTGCTGTAGAGTTAGCCGTTAAAGCACGGGTACTAGCTTCTTTCAAAAATAGGATATCAGATATCGAGGTCGAGATACTCGGTGTGCCAGAAATGGACATCCTTGCGTTTGAAACCCATAATAGAAACGTGGCTCTATGGGTAAGCGAACCCAGAGTTCCTGGAACATTCCATTGGCTTTCAGGAATCTACCATATAGGAGGACTTACTCATAAGATTGATACCTCTGGATATAAAACCACCCTTAAGTTGATTCCTTCTGGAAGTTCAAATACAACTGAAGAAATGTTAAAGGCGCAGTACAGCTTTTTAAGAGATGATTAAAGTCGGCACAGTTAAATCCACGGTCGATACCCAGCAAGGAGGTATTCTTACTATCAAGCCTTTAGATTCTGCCGAAGAGATCAAGGCGTTGCCTTGTGGGCAAAGTGTAGGTGCCGGACACGGATTCTTCCCCGCTCCCCCAGGACCGGGAAGCCAAGTATTGTATGTGGAGATGCCTGGGATCGAGCAAGATACTGAGGCGGGCATCTTTAAGTACGCTTGGCTCGGCTCGGTCCCGCAACCTATCGCGCAGACTAAGGGCCGAAGCTCGACAGCGAACGATAAGAATGACGCTGATGATTTTAATACAGACCAAAGAGACCCCTACGCGCGGAAGACTGATAAAGAACATAAAACTTATGATCTAGGCATACCCGAGGCGGGTAATATTTATGCGGATAACTTCCTGCCCCAACAAGATGTTTGGAAGCAGAAGAATGGACACAAGGTAGTTTTATCTCATAAGATAACTGAGAAAGGGCGTCTCGATAACTCAGTTCTGATTCAGGCAGCTTCGGGCAAGCACCTCAGACTTAATGACGGTCCTCCCGAAATGGGCATGGATAGGATTGTTCTTGCTGACGAGAAGACCAACAATGATTTCGGGCCTAACAGGTTAGAGATTATCTCTGGGGGAGAACATCCCGACTCTGCATGGTTAAATACCGCGAGAGACCAGAACTTCATAAGCATGAAGGGGTCGCAAAACATGGAGCTTCTCGGAGGTAATGGAGATCAGAGAAGAACAAACAATGCTGAAGGAGATATAGAAGATAGCGCAAACAAAGGGAATCACAACATTAGAGCCCGTCTTTCCGTGTCCCGTGTTGCCGAGAAAGGTAACATTAGGGATTTAACTATAAAAGGAGGCGCTACGTACGAAGCTCCTGAAGGGACTATCGAGATTGCTGCGGGCGATGCCATTAGGTTGGTAGTCGGGAGCACTACTGTAACCCTGACCCAGACGGGTATAAACATAAATGCGGATTCCGTGTCCATCACAGGTAACTCTGGGGATGTAGTGATTGATGGGACGAGCCTAACCGATCATATTCACGGTGGAGTCAGGTCTGGAGGATCTGTCACAAGCCCCCCGATAACCTAAATAAAAAGAGTACAGAGAGATGATATCCTTAAAATCTTTAAATATCCTTCCTACAGGAGCACTTGCATCGGTGTCGGACTTCCTCGCTGCCAAGGGAGAAGATATTGCAGCACGGTTATCCTCAGAAAAGTTTAGACTGAACAGACTTAAAGGTGTGGTTAGAGTAGAGAACTTCATCAATGGAAAAACCATAGTGAAGTTAAAAAACTCAATTGAAGCTGTGAACAAGTTTAGGTCTCTTAGCAGGGCTGCGATTTCTACTGCCGAAGTAATTAAGGATCTTGTTGACGGAGGTATTGAACCTTTACTGGAAGGTTCTCTACCTGAAGGAGTGAACATCTCCGCAGACGATGTTAGGGATTTGATCGCAGAGATCAAGGATGCTGTTGAGGGCGGGTCTTCCGATAACGATAGTGAGATCATGGAGCTTCAGACAGCTACGGCTGAGAGAAACATCTCCGACCTTCAACTTGAATTAGATCAGACGCTTGAATCCTACGCGCAGGTGAACGATGTAATATCGCGCAGAGCTTCTGGGGATCTTCCCGAGCCGAAGGTTAATATCGACGAACATGCAGCGGCTGTAAACAATATCATCAATGATTTTAGATCTAATACTAACCTATCTCCTGATGACCTTTTTGTCCTTGAGGATAACATTAGACAAAGCTCAAATCAAAATTTAGAAAGCTTTGAAAAATTTGTTGATAACAAGTTAGTAATACCTTATGGGGAGAATAAAGCGGCTCTTGATATTCTTAGAGCACAACTACTTGGACAGCAGTTCATTGAAGAGGAAGCGCCTATCTTCGATACAGACTTCGGCCCTCCACAATCTACAGAAGGAAAGTTCATTCTTTCTCAGGACGGCCTGTATTACGACTCAAGAACCGGAAGCATTCCTTACATTACCGCACAGAAGATAGATGCCAGATCGTGGGAACTTCGATACGCTGCAAACAGGGGTGGTCGAGGCGAGCTATACTCTAAAGATCAAACGGAAAGATTTGCTGATACGATTCTTTCTTTTGAGTACGAAAACGAGTCAGGCACCGTTAAAGATTTCTATAAATATGATGATGTCCTCTTAAACATGGAGAACGATAGGAGTCTCCAGGTCGCGGATGTTTCGGCTAAGATTGATGATCTGATATCCCAGGGCTATTCGATATCTTCAGCCATCGTTAAGAATTACCAGGAAAGCTACGCCTCCGTAGCAAACGTTTATGATCGAAAGATTAAAAAACGTAAAAAGCAACTACAAGTAGCCGCCCTATTCGGTCCCTTTGGAGTCACTCCTCCTGGGGACCCTCAAGGTGAGGGTGTTTTCTACAGGACTGTAAATAAAAATAATGTTAGCTTGCCCGACGCACTGTGTGGCTACGAGGATAAGGTAAATTACCTCGATTACTCGGCAAGTAACTTTACGGAAGAGATTGAATACATTCCAAGAATACCTATCAATGATTTCTCGTATTTGAAGGATATCGGGTTAGTTCCTGAGATTGATACTCAAAAAACAGCGATGCTGCACTCATCGGATTTAGATGATACCACGGCACCTCTCGCTCCTGTGTTTATTGAAAAAGGTCCGGGCGCTCAATACGAAGCTATTCCAGAGCTTGCCATCGGCTCCTACGGCACGGCTGATTGGGTGAATACTTCGGGAGCCACAGGTGTTAGTAGTGTGGTATCCTCTACGGTGGAGGGTATTGCTCCTTATCTGAGAACTCTTGACGACTCTATCGTTACAGATAATATGATCGTGTGTTACAACTTCCTGGAGCCGTCTGCTGCTGTAGAAGCAAGCTCTACCGATTTTGGAGTTCGTAACTATGCCGATACGGGGTATCCCTTAAACGCTAAACTTGTGGGGGATTCAACTTCAGTTTTCGCTTCTGGAGTTTCCATTCCTTACTTGACGGGTGCTGTTAGATACCCCCGACAGAAGTTCGGCTCTCTGTATAATAGAGATCAAGGGTCTTACGTAAGGCTTCCTAATAACTATAGGGACAACCAGCCATACCCGCCTTCGCAGCCTCTAGACGATTTAATGTATACTCAGAATGGGTGGTGTATGGATTTCTGGGCGCATGTACCTGAGGTGCATGGGAATATGACATACTCTCGAAGGTATCGCCTAGTTGCCGCTAATGAAAACTGCGGTGACGCTCTTTCATCAGACCCGTTCACGGGCGCGGTTACTTTGGCCGATCAGAGAAAGAACAGAACCCGAGGGATGATCATAGGTTGGAGAGATAAAGGATGGCCTAACTTCCCAGTATCCACGACATCCTCCTTAGAGTTTGTAGTATTACCTACATTAGCACAAAATGATACTGAATGGGGCAAGAGTATTGTAATTGAGGAGACCGTTAGCGGGATTGGAGGTTCCGATCAGTGCAGACAAGAGTTAGGGTTTAAAGTACCTCTAAGTGCAACCACTAAGAGCGGGTTTACTATAGCGGACGTTTCTGGCGCATTTACACACTTTAATATTTCTTTTGATCTATCTAAAAATCTAATAAGTCTTTTTGTAGATGGAGAGCTTTTGGCTGCATCTTCTATAAGCACTGCGTTTGGTATAGAGCCTTCTACACCTTTAAATGTACCTTCAAGAATCGCGGAAGGCCATCACCATGAGACTAATAATCTTTTTGGAGAGCGCCTTTACGATGGAGAGAATCTACCGTCCGTCCCTGTATTCACCCCTTGGATTCTAGGAGGTGGTTTTACTGACGGTATTAACGATACAT